CGCCCTCGCAGTGTAAAAGCTTCTATAGCTATTAGAGGGAGAAAAGGAAGACGACCACCACACCACTGGTTATCCTAGAAGTTCACCTAGTGTTGCGGGCCCAGCAACCCCATCAGCAACAAGTCCATTGGCAGTTTGCCATTCTTTCAAGGCACGTTCAGTTCCAGCACCAAATATACCATCTGCACCAATACCTAGTGCTTCTTGCATTGTAGCAACTCCAACTGACTTCATACCCTTTCGTAGCACACCAATATCTTCTGGCGAAGGCACATCATCACTTGGAGAGGCAAAGGACTCATGGTCTCCAGCCTCACTACCTAGCATATGTAGTGCTTCTTTCCAGTGATGGATACGGTCTTCCAGACCAATATAACCACCATTGATGCGTTTAGTCATGGTTTTGATATCACCACTATCTGCATAGCGATTCAATCCGTTCTTGTTCCAGTACCATATGGCGGACATGAGAGCGGTCTCTTTGTCTTCTGAAACCATGTCTGGATTATCGACAACATCAACATCCATATCTTCTGCAAAGGAACTATAGTTCGCTTTACCTGTCAATTGGATTGGGCCTCTGCCACGATACTTCCACCCATCACCACTGTCGGTGTCACCGTTGTCCATACGATTTGCATAGACTACGTTAGCAATCATTTCTGGTTGCCTGTGATAGGGTTCTGCATCCCTAGCAGCACGTTGAAAGTACTTGCCAAAGATTGCATTCAGCGCCTTAGCACTGTAATTTAGGTTCTCAGAGAATACTCTCCAACCACCACTCTCATGTCCACACTGAGCAATGAATGATGCAATACGTTCTGGTGTATTGATTTCATACTTAGGGAACACTTCGTTCATTGCATCTACCCAACCTTCTGGGTCTTTACAATTAGGAAATAGTTCTTTAAATTGACTTGATGATAGCATTATTAACTCCTTTGATACTCATCGTTCCATCCAAAGGCATCTTTCACTACATGTTCTGAAAGTCCTTTGTATGCCTTATGCAATTTCTTGTCCTTAGCAGCGATAATTAAATCTGCTTCTGAGTGATGCAATCCTTCTAACATCTGGATAAACATGTTCTCCTTTTTGAATAGAGGAAGGGCATCATTACCACCTTTGATAAAGTGAAAAAGTTTCCTTGACTCCCTTCGAAGTACTGTATGTTCTGTACCAGCAACAGCTTCGTTTCTGGTGAATGGAACTTCTCCTTCTGGGATAACCCACTCTATAGCAGGATCGAAAGATGATTTGACAATCATTCGTAATTGTTCACAATCATGTTCTTTGAGAATTGCAATCTTCTCAGGTTTAGTTTTAGCGTTGTGTACTTTCTTTAAAATTTCAGAAAGTAACGGTGTATGCGTTTTCATATTAAAAGTCTCCAATATCGTTCATAAGATTTCTCAATCTTTTTTGTATAAAGTAATTTAGTAGTTTACTCCTGTCACCTTTAGGTTCTTCTCTGTAAGCTTCTAGAATCCTACCTGTTAGTTCCTCTGGAATACACTCTAAATCAATTAGTGTTTTGTTTCGTTGATAGTTACGCATCATCTCTTCATTGAAGACATCCTCTGGATTAGATTCAATCCAACCAGCGATCTTCTTCTTAGACATAGGTTTCTGTCGTAAGTCATCAACGAATGTATTATCTGGAGATAAGAAGTTTGGTACACCATCACTCCTATCACCCTTTAACACATGTTCCCTTATATATATAGACGGATCAATACCGTTGATAAATTTCTTCAGTACTGGACTATATTGTTTAACGAAGTTGTATTTGTGCAACTGGATGAAGTCCTTGTCACCAGACAGAATTAGAATGGGTTCAAACTCATTTGGAGTCTTAGCAATATGTTGACATATCACAGCGATACAGTCATCTGCCTCAGCACCTTCGACTTCAACAACCTTGTATGGGAAAGTCTCACGAATTTCATCACGAATGGCATTCAATGCATTAAAGATAGAATTCCAATCAAGGTCTGATTTTGCTCTATCCTTCTTACGGTTTGCCTTGTAGTTGGGAAAGTAATCCCGCCTCCAATACTTCTTACTGTCATAGGTAAGTACAAGTTCACCAAAGGCCTCACCAAACTTTGTGCGATATCCACGCAAAGAATTCAACACCATATGACGAACTAAGTCCTCATCGACTGACTTTGTTTTTGACTGATTTATTTGTACCATCAAATTACTGATGGTAACTTGGTTCATATCAACTATAATCATAATTTTCTCACTTTATTAATATACTATTATACCAAGTTTCTATCAGTCTGTCAATAGTTTTTTGGTCGGAGTAGTAGGATTCGAACCTACGACCTCTGCGTCCCAAACGCAGCGCACTACCAAGCTGTGCTATACTCCGTATCTGGAGCCCCTTGTCGGATTCGAACCAACCACCTAGGCATTACAAATGCCTTGCTCTACCAAATGAGCTAAAGGGGCGTTATATCTATGATTGTATTTTTGAGTATATCTTCATATATCCCATCATCCTTTAGAACGACTATACGATCACTTTGTGGACTAACCACAGCAATTATTTCTCCAACAGCAGAAAGTTCTTCACCGCTAGTCCAATGTTTAAATCTTACCCTACTCTTCTCTGTCATTGTCCTCACCAAACAATTCTTCAGACACATCACTTATCATATCAAGGTCAATGTCCATCGTAGGTATACCATCGTCTTCTGTATACGTTACGAACAGTTTTGTAAAATCTTGTAAAGGATGAGTCATACCACCATCCCTGTATATCATACTCTTAATCAATTCAATTAAGAATGCTGTGTCTCTCATAAAGCATGGATGTTCTGTGTCCATTCCATTCTCAGACATGTTGTGTATCATATTTACAACAAGTCCCTCAGTTAAGTTATCAGTGAACATCATATGTTCACGAACCAATCCACCAGTGTTATCTATCTTTACATCCTTCCCAATTGGAAAGTTGATGATATTATCCTTCTTCTTCGTCATGTATTTCTCCTGTCCATGTACGTCCAAGGTCTGGGTAAAATACGCCAGTCGATCTTTTAGGCGTTCCGTCTGGGTGATACGCCATAGCGACACACCTGTATAGGATTTTATTCTGTTGATGTTCACCGTACATTGTATCACAGTAAACTCCATCACGAAGATATCGTTGAAGGTTTCTTATGTATCCTTCATGCAAACTCACTTGGGCTTCAGCGCCCTTCATCTTGTTGCGAATACCACTTCTTGCAGCAGACAATAAATCCTTCTGTGTCTTAATCCACATCTGGACTTTCTTCATACTTAAAGGGTCATCGTCCTCAAGTTCAACCACACTAGGGTGGATACTTTTATACTGTGGAGGATTTTCAAGTAGTCGCTTTTCTCGGGCCTTAGCAAGTCGTTCCCCTGCCGCTTGTCTTTGTTCTGGCGTCATTGGTTTCCGTTTCTTGCGAGGTTTCACTGTCGCATTGGTTTCTACTTTTGTTCGTGCCATATCTCACCTACTAATATCCAAATTCTTCTTTACGTTTTTCCATGTTCCTTTGGAACCTTCTTGTAGCTTGCTTCTTAGCCTTTCTACGTTTAGTTCCTTTGGACTCAAAAAATGTTCTCTCTCTGAGTTCGTTAAAGAACCCATCTGCAAGTAACTTCTTCTTCATAATGCGTATTGCCCCTTCGACATTTCCATCACGCACTTCAACGGTCAGGCCACCCAATGGTTTACTGACTTCCTTTCTTTTGTTGTTGTATTTATTATACCTCATTCATTCCCTTTAAAAATATATTGGCCTGCCCTGTAGGATTCGAACCTACGACCTACAGCTTAGAAGGCTGTTGCTCTATCCAGCTGAGCTAAGGGCAGACAGTCTTAACCGTTATTGATAACGATTAAATCTAACCCTATGCTGTTTACCCTCATGGTAAAAAGTCACAATACTATGAGAGTAAATTGTTTTTCTCTCTGTAGTATATGTAGTATTCTGTTGACACTGTTGCTGTTGGCGATAACCAACTACACCCTGTTGTCCCTGCTTCTTGTCGGCTTGGAATATGCCACCTAGCACCGCACCAGCTGCTGCACCTTTATCGTTCCCAGCGATACCCTTACCAAGTAACCCCCCGATAATCATACCACCTAATACATCAGTACCAGATGCACCGCCTCCGCCAACATTACCATAGATAGGCAATTGTACATTTTGACAGACATTTTGCGTACTTGGAACAGACGTTTCAACAACTTTATACTTGTCTTCAACAGATGGGTCACCAGCAAACGCTGATGTTGCTAAAAGACTTGTTGCAAGAACAGTTCCGATTAATTTAATATTCATAATTCTTCCTTCACATTCATTACGAACTCACCAGTACCGAACAGTTCATACCCCTTGCCATTTGGACAAAGTGTTATTCGAACATGTGTTTCTAGTGTCTCGCACATTAATTTGGCAGCAATCACTGCCTCTTCTTTCGTTTCATATATCATGGTTTTCACTCTTTACTACTACATAGTACCAGACTTAACTGATCTTGTCAAGAGATATTAA